GAAGATGTGGTCAAAAGGTTACCACACAGGCGTAGATTTTGCAGTTAAAACAGGAACAGAAGTACTTGCAGTTGCTGATGGCAAAGTTGCTAACGCTAACTGGGGTCAAGCATATGGCACACAAATTGTTGAAGCCTTGGAAGATGGAACATTCTTTATCTATGCTCACTTAAGCAAGTCTCTGGTCAAGCCAGGAGATAAGATTTCTAAGGGACAGGTCATTGGAAAGTCTGGTAATACAGGTAACTCTTCTGGTCCTCATCTTCACGTAGAGCAGAGGTCAGCGATAAAATGGTCGACTGGCAAAGACCTAGATCCAAAAGAAGTCTTGGCTTTGTAGCCTCTCACAGCCACGTACAGCCATTTAATCCCCTCAGGGGTAGTAAAGTATGAACTTAGTACCTACCACCCTAGAGGGGCTTATTTTTTATGTATTACTGAGGTAGTCCTCATCTTTTACTGGTGGATTTCCACCTAGTATTCTGACCATCTTGTTGACTGCTCTGTTAGCTTCCATCATTACTGCTTTCTGGGACTTACTGCTATCTATTCTTTCATGTAGTTCTGCTCCATCTACTTGTTCACCGTAGAATAGCTTTACTAATGATCTTTCTCTTTCATTTAGTTTATCAAAGGCAACCTTGATGTCAGAACTAAAAGCCATAAAGTTACCTGACTCTGCTAGTACCTGACTACCTCTACCCATATTGCTTAGTGTGTTATTAAGCTTAGTCCAATCATCACTAAGGACAGCAGGGATCATAAGTTTAATGAACTGTTTGTTGTACCAGAAATTATCTTCTGCACTATAGCCAGCCTTATGTGCTTTCTCTTTGATGCAATAGTCAAGGGCAGAATTACGTAGTGATCTAGCAAATAGTTTATCTCTATCTTTCTGATCAGGTAACGCTAACCATTCATCTATCTTGTTAGGATGCTCAGAGAACCATAGCCACATCTCTTGTTCAATGTCTGCACGTTCAACCATTTGGTATTTACGTTTAAACTCTGAACCGATCTGCTTAACCATTTCGTGGTACATCTCATAGACAACTCCATTAGAACTCATACGCTTTACCTTCAACTACAAACGATCGTCCGTTGATAGGTACAACAACAGGAGTTACATTACCTCTACGTATAAATAGAATAGTAAATGCTTGCTGCCAGTTAGCACTACCTGTATTTAGATAAGACGCTTGGCTAAGATCCATAAGGTGTCCGACTTCAACTCCGTAGAGACGATTGTAAATCTTGCCGTTGTACCCTTGGTGTTCATGCTGGACTCCCGCACGATGTGTATGCCCACAGACGACCGAAGACCCAATCTTGCGAGCCAAAGCCAGAGCCGTACCGCCAGCTTGCCTTGAGATAGTACCTTCATCTCCATGTGCCAGTACCCATCCTGGTGTAAACTCCCAGAGCGAATCGTGATAGGTAATTTCGTTCTCGCTGTAATGTAAAAGCTTGGAGTATTCCAACTCCCGCAGACTTGAAAGGGCTGGTGCGTATCGTTTGACATAGTTCTCAACTCTGTCACCGTGGTTACTCCTCATAGTATGGAAAGGTTTATCACCTAATTTATTTTTAAACTCTTTCATAATGGCAGCAGTACGATCTAGTCCAGCTTGTAAAGTTCCTTCAAACTCTCCAACTAAACCCTTGTTCCATCGAGATGGCTCAGGACTATCTGCTTCGTCACCAACACAGTAGAGTTCATCTGGTTGGTAGTCACCCACAAAGTTTTGCACTGCACGTACAGCACGAGGATCATGGTAAGGTATCTGCATATCAGGTATCACTATAACTGTTTTCATATTTACCTACTTAGTAGTATCCCACTTGCCATCAATTACCAGTAAGGCAATGAGTGCATAGTTAAGGATGTCAATGAATGTATCTTCGATAGCTTCGTTCTTTGGTTTCTTATGGTTAGATAACAGATTATTTAATCTTGCTACCTTGTCGTGCAGTCGTACACTTAGTCCATTCAGAGCACCGCCAGGTGCATCTGAAATATTAGCTGGTCCGTAATCGTCATGCTTTTGTATCAGTAGATCAATAGCTTTACGGGCTATGATTGCAGCCTCAAATTCTAATGGTGGTTTTATTTTAGAGTTGGTCTCTTCAATGTTAGAGTAAGTCCGTTCGCATATTTTACATCCACAACTACTAAACCCATGTTGATCAGGGCTTGGAAGATGTGATTGATTTCTTGTTCGCTGAAGTCTTGCATCGTTGTACTCCTTTAAGTTTGATTCGTATTCTTCTAGTTCTTTTAAGTCTTCTTTAGTTGTCATGCTGTTATCTTTTCTGTGAAGTATCCAGATCCATTACGTAAGAACATTGAGTTAACATCCTCACCCTCTGGCATCTGCATAATAATTACGCTGCTAAATTCTTTGCTTAGTGACTTTGCAAAATCAGAGCCAGGCTGATCACCATCAGCAAAGACATAGATAGTTTCAAAGTCTGCCAGTAAACGTCCATAGTGTCTCTTCCACGCGTTAGCTCCAGGCACACCAACAGCAGGTATGCGACAAGAATAGCTAAGAGTAATAGCATCTATCTCTCCTTCACATACTGCTATGAAATTCCCTGCTGTGTGCAGAGCGTTTACATTGTAAAGTCTAGTCGAAGTTCCTGGCATACCCATGTATTTAGGTTCTTCTAATCCCATTGATCTGAACCTGATGTCTACAACACCTGTTGGTGTTAGATATGGGATAGCTAATCTATTTACAAATGATTCTTGTCCAGCTAGTGGATCAACGACGACTCCTAATCGTATCTCTTGAGCCGTCTCTAGACTTATCCCTCGTCTGACTAGATAGTCTTCTGCCAAGGGCAGGTATTCCTCGTAGTGACTTGTAGCTTTCTCCAGTAATACCTTCTGCGATCTTGATAGCTTCACCGTACTTTACTCCTTCGTGTAGTTTGATTACGTTAAATGAATTTCCTTTTACTCCACAACCATGACATACAAAGATGTTATCTGTAACTGATACCCCTGCTGATGCATGGCTATCGTCATGGAATGGGCATTTAATCTTTTGCCAACTGCCGTAGTCCCTACGTAATCTGCCACCATAATGTTCTATGATTGCAGCAATAGGTGGTACGTCCATTAGTATCCTGCATCCTCTATTAGTTTATACCATATGCCAACTGGCATGGTTGCATACCACAGACCTACATCTGTAGTACCTTTCTTCTTATGAATCACTACACCTGTATCAGCTTTATCATTAATCATTTCAACTTCTAGTTCTTTTAACCATGCTGATAGTTCCATCTTGACACAGTTTTTTATTTCGAGTACAACTCCAGGCACACCTGCAATATCACCTCGATCATTGACTCCGTTAAGAGATCTACGTTCAACATGTTTACGTCCTTTACTCACTAGCCAGTTGACTACTGCTGTTTCAGCAGATGTACCTTTTTGTTTAGACTTACTCATGTAAACTTCCCACTTGGTATTCCTAACTCAATTATTTTTAAATGTTGTTGATATCTAATGTCTCTTGAGATTTTTAGCTCAGCCATTAATCCACTGTTAGCATATCTTAAAAATTCTATATCATCTAAAGCTTTTTGATATAGTTCTTCCAAGGTTAGCTCTGGTTTAGGATTAGGATTGTCCCGAACATATGCACCGTTTACACCCTTCATGTATTCTTCCTTCCCATCCATATTGTTTTCCGTCTATTGCTTGAATAATTTCGTGAACTAATTCACGCACTTTATCTATTCGTCTTTCAGCAAAACATGCACCACATAATTCAGTTATACCTTCGTTGCATTCAACATAGATCTCATCCCAACCAACGGGATGTTTAAATGTTTTACTCATCTGGCTTCCTCTAGGTCTGCTATGAACATGTACTCTGGGTTAAATTGTAACCATACTGGTGTTTTACCAGTCTGGTCTGCTTTACCGTATCTATTCTTTACTGCAGCTACACCTAGTAGTCCGTTACCACTCTGTCCAACGGTGAGGATAAGTGCAGGTAACTGTGCTACCTTGCCTTGCAAGGATGATCTTGGTTGGCATGGGTCCCCGACATAACCCTCTTGTGTATGATGTAACACTAGGATAGCGGCGTTGGTATCTCTTGCTAAGTACTTAAGTTCTTTAAGTGCACTACGCATGTTACCAAATTCTTCTCCGCCGTCCATACTAATATCCATTAAGTTATCAATAACTATTAGGGCAGGTGGTTCTCCAAGAAGTTCCTCAATCGCTGTAACCTCGTCGTCGATATCACTGAGACTAGGAGAGCTATCAAAGCCCCAATAAATATGGCTGGCAAGAGCAAGATTGTTCCTAGAATTGTCTGGGTCTTCCGATATGATTTTCTCTGCTTCACTTTGACTTACTCCTGTTATCATAGAATACAAACGCATAGCCATAGTGTGAGCATTGGTATCTGCTGACAGGTATAGCGTTGGTGCTTGCATACGTAGTGCTAGTGCTAGTGCAAGCGTAGACTTACCAGCACCTGGTGTGCCAGCAATCATACTTACTTCTGCTCTACGCAATACGATTTGGTTTGTCTCGAATGTCCTGAATACTGTAGGCATTGGCTCACCACCAATGTCAGGACGACCTACTGCTCTACTTAATGTTTTCATTTATCTCCCAATAAATAATTGAGTGAGCAGGTAGCCTTCCCCAACTACTCTGCCCACTCAAACTTATGTTAGAAGGTAGCGTAGTCTGGATCGCTAGGCTTCAAGTAAGTAGCCTTGCACTGACCAACTGTACCTTTTTCTGTTGGACACATGAAAGCTTTGTAGTGACCGTATGGTCCTTCACCTTCACGCTTAGTCATGTTACCGTGGATACAAGCTCTGCTGGCTGTGCCTGCTGTGACTCCACCTACGTGTGTTGGCGGTACGATTGGTGCGAATGCTGCTTTTACTGGGATAGGTGTCTCACTAATTACTGTGCCACCTAGCGCATTAACCACTGTATTGATTCCTGAGTTACTGGGTTGACTGGGTTGCACTCCAAGAAACAACTCTTCCATTGCAGCAATGCTGTTATTAACTCCATTACCTATTAGAGCATTGATATTATTTTCAAACTCAGTAGCATCAGCACCACGAACAGTGATGATAGTACCTACCTTAGTCTTTACATTTACTACGTAACTACTTTCCATTTCCCTCTATCCTTTTCTCTTGTACTTGCATTGATCTTTTACTCCACACATTATACAGTGGCTTAGATTTGGTATGAACAACTCTGCTTTACGAGCTTGATCAAACTTAGTAACCATCTCAATAATAGCATCTTTACTAAAATAATCTAGGTCAATCAGTTCACTTGTTTGACCAAACCTAGCCATCCAGTACGCACCATAGCGCGGACGGATACCTAGTATATCTTCCATGCCTGCAGCATA